AATGCAACGATTACAGTTCCGTCATTATATTGGATTAATTGATCAGATAAAGTTACACTTGCTGGTGGTTGAATACTAAATGGATTAGGAAGATTAGTTGTTGGAATAGTTGCTTGTTCAGTTTTACTTGCCCAAGTGTAATGTGAGTTTTGATGTTCAACTAAATTTAATCCTACTGAATAATCTTCATTAAATGTTAATGATAAAACTCTAAATGGTTTTGCTGAGAAACCTAATGAACTATGAGTTATATTTACAATATCGCCTATTGCTAAATCATAAGAATTAAAAGCTACGTTAATTGCTAATGTTAAAGACTCTCTTGATCTTCTTAAAATGATTTCTGCCATTTCCTCAGCTTGATATGGATTTGTGATTGTTTTAAAATCAAATCTACCCTCTAGCAAATAACCACCATCAGCAGTTTTCATATTTGCGTGTTGATCTGCACTAGGAAGTCCTGAGTCATCTATTGGTGGAAACTGAACCTCATCTATTTGATAGTTACGATCAGGATTAACATAAGATACGATAACTCTATTGTATTTATTGTTCTTATCAGGAGAAGATAAGTTATAGCCACCTATAATATCATCTTCTGTTAATGTGATTGAAGCTGTACCAGTTGTCTCAATGATAAGTTGATATTTACCACCAGTATAAGGAAGATAACCCCTACAACCTTTTAATAATTCTCTTACGTTATCTATAATGCTTGATGAAGTATCTAATGCTGTATTTATATCAAATATGTTTATGTCTGAGCTACCTGAATATGGAGTTACTTGTGTTTCGCAAACTAATGATGCGTCATAGAATGTTTGTAAATCCATTTCATTAACTGACAAACCTTTTCCATATCTTGCGTTAGTTAAGTAATCTAACAAACACCAAGCTGGGTTAGTTGAGTAAGATGCTGTTTGTGCAACTAAACTAGCATTATAAGTTACTACTTTTTTACCTTGAACTTTTGCTTGTATTTTAGGAACTCCACTAAATACATCTTGATTCCATTTAAAACGAATAGCAAGATAAGCTAAACCTGATAGTTTGTGATCTGAACCCCAATTAGATAATGTAGATAATAGACTTGATGCTGATTGACCATCAGTTCCAAAATGAGGTTCTACTGTAATTAAACTTTCTGAGTTCTTATAAAAATTTGTATCTGAACTATTAACTGTAACTTGTGTATTGTCTGCTAAATCTGCTGACCAAGTAACTACTTTATCGTCTATTCTTATTTCAGTTATATCGTTTATCTCTCCCTCAGATAATACTAAAGCAATATACAAGTAAGTGTTGTCTGTTCCTGATGTTTCTACGAATACCCTTGTTCCACCTATTAATCTTTCTCCATAAACTATTGGAATAGATGCGTCATTTGATTGTTTATTTAATAATATTCCTCTTTCAAAATCATCATAAGAGGAAGTTCCAAAATCATTTATTTCGGGAGTCTTGGGTCTAAATATCCAAGCTATCGCAAGTGTAGTAACTAAAGCTGTAATAGGATTAGCAAAAAAAGAAGCTACTTTAGCAATACTTGTAATCGCTTTAAATACTCTACCGAAACCCATTATGATCTACCCCATTTAATATCTAATACAGTTTGAGATGCAAAATCCATACCAACATCTGTACTAAAGAATCTTTGTTGTGATGTATTGTTTGTTTTTCTGCCGTTCTTTTTTTCAAAGTCTGCCCAATGAGAAACTATTGTTAAATTAACTGAACTTTCTTTAGCTGATTCATTAATGGTAAAAGTTTCAATGTTACCTTTATAAAGTAAGAATGGGTCTGTTGTTAAAATGTTTCCGCTAGTTAAGAAACCACGATAAATAGTTACTTCGTCATTTATTACTGGTTCATTTAAAATTGTAGATATAAAAGTTTGATCTGCACCTGACAAAGTTAAAACTAATGATGATTTTGTAATATCAACTTCTTCTGTAAAGTTAGAAACTCCTAATATGAAATCTGATGCTGAATAAGTTACTGATGAACCTGATACTGAACTTGTTAATGAAAATGAGCAATCCGTAAGATTAACAGGAGTATCAAAACCGATAGTAATAAGGTGTATTGGTCTAATATCATTTGTTGCTAATGCGTTCTTTACTGCTGTCGTTAGACTTCGGCTCATCTTCGTAAGTTCTCCTAATTACTTTATAATTTAAAACTTTGATAGTTGCATTTTCAGTAGGTTCTTCGTATTTGCCTAAACGATTAGTTTTGATGTCTATTTCTTTTTCATCAACTAATTCTTCTGCAAGAATATCAACTGAGACCCAATGTTTTACAAGATATTTCATTCTATAATGCTTCTTCTAAATCAATCTCAAACTGATATAACAAATTACCATCTTTGTCATTACCAACTACTCCAAACTCTTGTATATCATTTGTTAGATAAACTGTAAAAGGAACATTATCATAAACTATTGTAGATGAAGAAACTGCTGTTGTTAATGGTGGTTCAATCGTTAAAGTTCCAGTAGAAATATCTGCTTGATCTGCAACGACCATATAAACTTTATCGTGATTTGCAAATTTAATAAAATCTCCAGCTTTCAATGTTCCTGTTCCTGTGCCACCTAATGTTATTGATGTAGCACCAGCACTAGCTGTTCCGTGTGGTACTCCTGATGCTGTTCCTCTAGCATCTTCTATCTCAGGCGGAATGATTGTAAAATTTTCTTTTCCTGATCTTTGCTTAACGATAAATGCCATAAGATCGCCATAAACATCAGATCGTTTAGCTGTAATTATTCTTGCAGTAAAAGCCCATCTTTGTCCGTCAATTTGTCTAGCAAGTTTTTTACCACTTACAGATTTTGACAAAATTGTGTCTTGAATAGATTTGATTCCTAATGTTTCAAATTGTGCTGTTGATATTGGAAATGAACCTGACATATTAAATTAAGTTTTTACTTCCTCTTTCATTTACTGCTGAGTTTATTATCTGAGTTATAGTTCCTCTATTTCTAACTAACAACTCATCAAAACCTCTAGCATCTAAAGTATTAATATTAAAATTAACTGATACTGCACCACCACCCATACCTCTAGCAGATTGAGCAATTTGTCCTGTGCTGTTTGGTATAAATAATTCTGCACCACGTTCTCCAACTAAATATGGCTGTCCTTTAGATACAGTTCCACCTGATGCTCTTGCACCGCCAACACCACCTTGAAATAGACCACTACCACCACTACCACCAAATATACCTAATATAGAACCAAATAATCCTTTTGAACCAGTTTTTGATTGTATCATAGCAGTTGCTTTATCTATTGAATAGATTACAGCTTTTTGTGCAACGATTTTAATTAAAGTTGATAATACTTCTACTGCTAATGTTCTTCCTAAATCTTTCATAGTAGTATTTAGTTCTTTACCTAATACGATTGATTCTGCAATACCTTTAGAAAAACCATCTATACCTAATTGTAAAACTTTTGTAACATTATTAGCTAGATCACTTGTTTCTTTTAAAGATTTATTAATACTACCTTTAATCTTATCTGCCATTTCTATAAATGGAGTTACTGTTGCTTCTGCTTCTGCTTTTGCTTTAGCAATCTCATCATTCATTTTAGCAAGTTCTTTTGTGTTGCTAATGATTGATTCTTCAATTCTATTAATAAATTTTTCTACTGTAGATAATTCTTTTCCAAACTCATTTGCTTCATCTGTATTAAGTCCTAATCGTTTAGACATTTCTTCAATGTCAATTCCAAGTTTTTTAATTAATCCACCTAATATAATTACTGCTAATTTACCTTTACGACCTAATAATAAAAATCCTAATATACCAAATTCTCTTACACCCTCAGGTAATGCTTTAACCAAATCTATTGTTCCAGCAATACCAGTTCCAATAATTTTAAATACTCCTTTTACTGTATTAAATACTTCTCCAAATCCAATCAATGCAGATTTAATAACAGCAACTAAATTTTTTCCTATTGTATTAGCAAAATCTCTTAATGCAGTTTCATTTTCTTCTA